GGAGTTAATCCTAGACTGCTGCTCCGATGTCTTCGAGACGGAGCAGGTCATGGACTACGAGAGGCCGACCCGCCGCAAGGTTCGGAGCTACGTCCGATTCACACGGGACTTCATGTCTCGCATGGCGGATCTAGAAGATCTGTTTGCGGCGGTGACGCCGATGAACATCCCCATCAGTGACCGGCCCCTTGACTGGACAACGCCGACTGATGGCGGGTTCTATCATAACATGCTGAACCGGCGTGCGCTGATGTCCTGCAAGGACAAGGTGCAGCTGGAGGCGCTGAAGGAGTCGGACTGCGCTGACGTGTACCAATGCGTCAACACCCTTCAGTCAGTGAAGTGGGTGATCAACGAAGAGGTAAGGCTCGTCGCTGAAGAGGCCATCCACACAGGATGGGACGACGGTAACCTAGACCTGCCCGTGACGGAGGGACCTACAGATCCTGAGTACCCCGGCGACCATGTCCGCCAAGAGAACGGCAGAGAGTGGCAGCTGTATTGTCAGCACAAGAGGGAGTACCATCGCACGGTCGAAAGCTGGGACAAGCTCCGCTCGCGCCACGCTCGCGTGCTCTACTTCGCTCGCACTTATAGCGAGAGGGGAGAGCCGTTCCACTTTGTACACGGCATCGACTTTCGCGGACGTTTGTATCCGATGACAGCTGCCCTGTCGTATCAAGCAGATGACTTGAATCGATCTCTCTGTAAGTTTGCAGAAGCAAAGCCGCTACAGACTCAAGAGCAGGCTGACTGGTATCTAATTCACGGGGCTAACTGCTTCGGGTACGACAAGGTCACGCTGAAGGAAAGGGTCAAGTGGGTGTATGCTAATGCCGACAAGATCCGGGCAGTGGCAGACGACCCCATCGAGAACCGCTGGTGGACTGAGGCCGACAAGCCGTGGTGCTTCTTGGCCTGGGCGCTGGAGGCGGGTGAGNTCCTGAGGAACCCTAAGCCTGGGTTCATGTCGTCGCTACCCGTGGCGGTAGACGGATCCAACAACGGTCTGCAGATCTACAGCCTGATGCTGAGGCAGGAAGGCCCGGCTCGCGCAACTAACTGCGTACCCTGCGACCAACCCAACGACATCTACCAAGACGTAGCTGACAAGGCGACTGAGCTTCTAAAGAGAATCGCCTCTGATGCTAGTGAGGATGAGAGGCGGCAGGCATGGGCTAAGGATTGGCTTAACTTCTGCAACGGTCGCCTGCCCCGCGCATCGTGCAAGAGGAGTGTGATGACTACGCCTTACGGATGCACGGACTACAGTAAGCAGCACTATGTCACTGAATGGATGCACTCTGTAGTCAAAGGAAAGTCATTCGAGTCAACACCGTTTACGGAAGGCCGGACTTACGGGGCGACAACCTTCTTGGCGGAACTGATCACAACGGCACTGGCCGATGTTGTCTCCGCAGCAAGTGAGGCCATGACGTGGCTGAGGGAGGTGGCTAAGATTGCGTCGGACCACGGAGTTCACTTGCGATGGACAGCGCCTTCAGGGTTGAAGGTGCAGCAGCGGTACGCAAAGTCAAAGTCACGGTTGGTTCAGCTGCACTGTCGTCGGGCCATCAAGATCTGGCTTCGAGATCAGACCGACGCAGTGGACTCATCAAAGAGCGCCAACGGTCTGTGCCCCAACTACGTTCACAGTCTAGACGCAGCCGCTGCTACCTTGACAGTCAACCGCGCCGCACTCGAAGGGGTGACTGGGTTCCAGTTCATCCACGATTCATTCGGATGCCACGCAGCTGACATGCCTACACTTTCTCGCGTACTGCGCGAGGTGTACTGTGATATCTTCTCCGATGACCTGTTGGGCAAGTTCCGACAGGAAGCATACACTCAACTTCCATCCGGGGTTGAGCTTCCAGAGCCACCGCACTTGGGCTCTCTTAAAGTTTCTGGACTTCTACAGAGCAAATACTTCTTCGCATGAGCAGCAAACCGATTTTCGTCAGCCGTAACAAACAATTCACCCCCGAGCTTAGGGCTTTCTTCCTCACCCTGGGAGACCCTAAGTTCTACAACGAGACAGATAAAGAGGGCAGCTACTCAGTCACTCTGTCGATGGACCCGAGCAATCCTGATCACCAGCAATGGATGAGTCAGATGGAGGATTGCGGAGAGCAGCTGTACCAAGAGTGGTGCGACGCTGCGGGCAAGAAGAAGGTTCAGCGTCGGGACCCGATCATTCCCTTCAAGCCCGAGGAGGACCGAGAGGGGAACGAAACAGGGAACATGCTGGTGAAGCTTAACCGCAAAGCCAAGAAGGTCAAGGGCGACCGCGTCTGGACCTACGATGTCCCGGTGTTCGACACCCAGAACAACCGCGTCCCGATTGAGAAGATCCGCCAGCTTGGGCGGGGCAGTAAGATGATTGCCTCGTTCGACGCTCGCGCGTACTACATGTCAGGGATCTTTGGGGTTAGCTTTGGACTTCGGGCGGTTCAGCTGATCGAGCCTGTCTGGCGTGAAGGTGACGTGGGGTCAGACTTCGCGGGGTCTTCGAGTGAAGGCTTTGTTCTGAACGACGCCGAGCTTTCTGCATCAGACTTTGGTGAGTGAGGTACGGGGCGGTGCAGTGATGTGCCGCCCTTCCCATGCTTACTAATAGACGCAGTCAGTGCCCGGAATGCGGAGCACGGCGAGGCTGGGCTGCTGACATCAGCGGCGGGGGGTTCTGCTTTTCATGCGGAGCCCGGCAAAAAGGTACAGGTGAAGACAACATTGAGGCGCCGTCACCCTTCTTGGCGGCAGGAGGAAACATGCTAAAGGCTGTGGACATCCGACCCATTGGGTCGCGACGGATTGAGCAGAAGACCTGTGAGCGTTACAGCTACGGGTACTCGACGTGGAAAGGGAAAGAGGTGGAGGTCGCGAGCTTTGAGGAGGACGGCGAGGTCGTTGCTCAGAAGATTCGCTTCATGGATGAGGATGGTCGCAAGACTTTCCGAACTTTGGGTGACTCGACAAGGATCGGGCTATGGGGGAAAACCCGAGTACGTCCTAACGGGAGGATGGTCATCGTCACCGAGGGTGAGACTGACTGCCTTGCCGTCAGCCAAGTGTTCGGTAACAAGTACAGCGTGGTCTCTGTCCCGCACGGGGCGTCCCAGGCTAGGAAGTACATTGCCAAGGATCTCCGCTGGCTTCTCAACTTTGAATCCGTAGTCCTGTGCTTCGACGAGGACGACGCGGGACGCAAGGCCGTCGAAGATTGTAAGGATCTGTTCGAGCCTGGGACCCTCAAGATCGCGCGGCTTCCTCTGAAGGACCCGTGCGAGATGCTCAAGGCGCACCGCACAGACGAACTGTACCGTGCTATCTGGGACGCTCAGTCCTACACCCCAGCCTGCTTGCTGACAGGTGACAACCTTTCCGAGCGTGGGAGGGACAGGTTCATCCTTGAGGCCGGGCACTGGCCGTTCAGCAAGCTGGACGAGATGACGGATGGGCTGCGCTTTCGCGAGCTTGTGATGCTCTGCGCTGGTAGCGGGGTGGGTAAGTCCACCATGTGCGACGAAGTTGTGGGCGCACGGCTGGCGGCAGGGCACAAAGTGTGCGTCATGGCGCTGGAGTCTGATCCGTATCAGACGATTCGGGGAGCCTACACCGTCCACTCAAGTCAGCCGCTGAAGCTGATGCACGGTGAAGATTCGTATGAAGCCTTTGATGCCGCGCAAAAGGAGTGGGGTGATCAGCTGTACGTCTTCGACGGCTTCGGTGCCAGCGACCCCGCCGAACTGCTGAACCTTATTCGGTACGCGGTCAAGGGCCTGGGGTGCGACACAGTGGTTCTCGACCACATCAGTTTGATCGTGTCGTCGATGCAGACGGATGACGAGCGGCGAGCCATCGATGAACTCATGACCTCGCTTCGTAAGCTGGTGCAGGAGTTGGGTGTGCTGCTGTTTTGCGTGTCGCACCTTAAGCGACCGCAGGGCCGGGGCCATGAAGATGGGGCGGTGACTAGCCTGTCGCACCTTCGCGGGTCCGCGTCCCTGGCGCAGCTGTCCGACATTGTCATCGGCCTTGAGAGGGACGGTCAGGCTGAGGAGGAGAAGGAGCGTGACCTTGTAACGGTTCGAGTTCTTAAGAACAGGTACACTGGACGCACTGGACCTGCCGGTCACCTCCGGTATCATCGGGACAGCGGCAGGCTTCTTGAGGTCAACCCCGAGCAGGACTTTACCGACTCGGACTTTGGAGGGTCGCTATGACTAGCGTCGGCTTCGTCGGGTTCCCCGGCACAGGGAAGGATGCGATAGCTCAGGTGCTTGTTGAGAAGCACGGGTTTGAGCGAATGGCTTTTGGTGATGCAGTCAAAGAGATGCTTGTCTCTATTGATCCTGTCTTCAATACCGTAGACCAGTTGGATTTGTACAAACGGGCCTCCACCCACTTCACCCGAGAGAAGCTACAGAATCTGGGCGAGGTGATGCGTCAGGTGGACCCGGACTTCTGGATCAGGGCCGTCGAAGAGAAGGGGATCCCTAACAAAGTGGTGTATACTGACATCCGATACCTGAATGAACTCTCTTTTGTTCAGCGTAATACGGGCGGTAAGATCATTAACATCCGGCGCGACGGCATGCTGGCTGTGAATAATCACGTCAGTGAGTGGAACACTCACGTTATTGCAGCGTCTGCGGACTACACGGTACACAACAACGGCACGGTCGAGGACGCAGCAGAGAGGGTGCTTGCTTATGCAACGTCTGGCATTTGACATTGAAACCACCCCGCTTCCCGAGGCGGACAAGGTTCACCTCATTACCATTGCAGATCTAGATGAAGAAGAGATCCAAGTTAAGGCGTTCCACGATGACGACCTACTGGAGCGCGAAGGTACGCTTGCAGAAGGGCTTGCCCTTATCGAGGGAGCAGAAGAGATTGTGTGCCACAACGGCCTATTCTTTGACCTCCCGGTTCTTCAAGAAGTCCTTAACCTACGCAGAGTTCCAAGAGTTCGGGATACTCTCATCGCTTCTAGGCTCATCTATTCAGATAGACGAGAAAGGGATTTCGACCTTTGGCGTGAGAAGAAACTGGAGCCCCGATACATTGGAAGCCATTCGCTTGCGGCTTGGGGCGCTAGACTCTGCAACCGAAAAGGTGACTACACCGGAGACTTCTACGTCCTAGATGAGGAGATGCTTCGCTACGGGCTACAGGACACTGCGGTGACTGTTGAACTGTGGCGGCACCTCAAGCCTCAGCTGCCTGACTTTGAAGTTGACGGCGTGGATTCCCTGGAACTTGAGCAGCGATTCTCTGCGGAGATGGACGGGCTTAAGAAGCGTGGTGTGAAGTTCGACATCGACGGGTGTCACGAGCTTCTGGCACAGCTACACCCCCGCCGCCTTAAGCTGGAGGACGAGCTACAGAAGGCGTTCCCGCCCACGAAGGTGTACTACGCACGGACTTCCACGGGTAAGCGTCGGCGTAGGCGGAACGAGGACGGGGTCATGGTGGACCACAAGCTGGTCCCGTTTGACCCAGGCTCCCGCCTTTCGCTGGCGAGGAGACTCCAGAACAAGTACGGCTGGATCCCTAAGAAGTTCACAGATGACAGGGAGAAGCGCCCTGCCATGGTGGAGGAGGTCTTAATGGAGTTGGCCGAGATGTACCCGGAGGCCAAGCTGGCCGCTGAGTTGTACATCGTGAAGGCTCGTATTGGAATCCTTGAGGCGGGCAACGGTAACTACCTAGACTTTGCTGAGAAGGACGGGAGGATCCACGGTACGACGATGCACATTGGGGCTATCTCCCATCGCTGCAGTCACAGCCGACCTAACTTGGGCAACCCGACCAGCGTCCGTAAGCCTTGGGGTAAGGAGATCCGGGCACTGTTTCAGCCGGACGACGGCATGGTTATGGTGGGCGGCGACGGCTCTGGCCTAGAGCAGCGCATGCTTGCACACTACCTTGGGGCATACGACGGCGGCAGCTACGCAAACTTGGTGGACGATGGGGATGTGCATTCCATGTTCCAAGTCATTCTCCAAAGCGTAGGTGTTAGAGTAGATAGAAGTCAAACCAAAACAATCGAATACGCCTACCTGTATGGTTGTGGTAATGACCACCTCGGCAAGCTTTGTGGTGGGGACCACCGCACGGGCCAACTAGTGCGGCAGGCGTTCTCGTCCAAGATCCCTGGTCTTGGTAAACTGCTCGCATCAGTTGAGCACTTCAGAAAAAAGAATGGCTGCGTCTACAGCCTGGATAAGCGAAGGGTTTCCATCCGACACAAGCACTCAGCATTGAACACGTTGCTGCAGTCCGCAGGGGCTGTCGTCATGAAGTGGCAGCTGATGTATCTAAAGGAAGAATGCGAAGCGAAAGGTATTCGCTGGGGCGTGGACTATCGTCCGCACTTGCACGTTCACGACGAAGTTCAGGGTTCGCTCCAGCCGGAACTTCTCGACACCTTTAGACAAGCCTTTGAGGATTCGTTTAGCCGCACTCAAGCTGCGCTGGGGATGAGGATCCCGTTGCGTTGCGATGTGAAGCACGGTGAATCCTGGCTGGATACACACTGATGAAACTTGCTGACCTGAAGTACATGGCTGGGTTCCTTGACGGAGAAGGCTGCTTCTCTGTTACCGATGGTAGCCACCGCGTGCAGGTAACCAACACGCACCTACCCTCCCTGAATAATCTGAAAGAAAAATTTGGGGGGACTGTTCGTAAGCGTTCTGACGCTGACGAAAAGAAACGTGCTGCTTATGAGTGGTATGTTTACGGGGAGTCTGCGGCCCGCTGCGCCAAGGCGGTCCTGCCTCATCTAAGGGAGAAGCAGGCGCAGGCTGCTCTTATGATCAACCATCGGTACGAAACCAGACCCGAGGTCCGTACTGTTCTACGTCAAATGATTAACAAACTCAAGAGGGTGTAATGAAGATTCTTATCGACGCGGACTGGCTCATGTACCGCGCATCTAAAGCAGTCGAAAGGGAGGAGATCTTCTCCGCAGATCATCACGTCCTCTACTCATCGTTTGAGGAGGCGCTTGATAAGTACGAGCGTCTACTTGAGGACTTGCTGTCAGAGTATTCGGACAACACTACGGACTGGAGCTACGAGCTTCATGTGTCGTCTACTGACAACTGGCGTAAGAAGATCTTCCCAGCCTACAAAGCTAATAGGTCTACCCGCAAACCGTTGTGCTACTCTCGGCTTCGCGACCATGTCAGCATGTGCGACACGGCCCGGACTTCGCCCGGCCTTGAGGCCGACGACACCTTGGGGCTGGCGCAGACCTGCAGCGACGACGACACTCTTATCGTCTCACCGGACAAGGATTTCCTTGGAGTCCCCGGCAAGTTCATCCAAGTCAAAGCGGACTCTTTTGTTATCGAGCATGACGTAACGCCCGACATGGCCCGCCTGTTCCACATGAAGCAGGCCCTAATGGGAGACCGGGTGGATGGCTACTTCGGAGTGCCTGGGGTTGGGAAGGTGAAGGCTGACCGAATCCTCAAGGACTTCGAGGAGGGCATCTCTGAGGACAAAGTGCATGAGGCGTGGCACGTTGTCGTTGATGCTTTTGAGGAGGCAGGCGGCACTGAGAACGACGCCGAGGTTAACGCCACGCTGGCGCACATCCACCACCACAGTCAGGCCCCCAGGCCCTGGCTTCTTACTTCTGTATAATAGCTGTGAATAAACTAGACGGACTTCTTCGAGAGTTAAGGGCTAAATACCCCTACGCCGCTCCGGGTGCAGTGTTCCCTGCCACGGACCAACACATCTGGCTATGGAACATGGCTCTTGCGGAAGGCCGAGAGCAGGTTCTCCGCGCCATTGAAGAGATGAATGGGGGACCTGCCCCTTACATCCCTGACCCCGCAGATGACGATGTGTTCAGCCCCCAAGATCGAAGCCCCGCCGACACCGCCGCCCGCTCCGGCACCGGCTATGGCACCCCAGCCCGTGGCGAAGGTGGCTAGGGCCGGACAGGAGAAGCAGACCCGGAAGCAGAAAGGGCGTTCGGGTCAGCTGTACCAACGGTTCCGCCTTCAAATTCCTAGCCTAAACGTCTGATGATGTACGCCCCTCTTTCGGAAACCTACAAGACTCTTACAGTTGACAGAGAGCAATTTCTGGAGAGAGGCTACCGCTCATCAGTCTTCACGATCCCTTCCCTTCTCCCTCGCGAGGGTGTGGGCCGGGACAGGTTGCCCCAGAACTATCAGTCGGTCGGAGCGCGTGGGTCAAACACCCTAAGCAGTAAGCTGACGCTGACCCTGTTCCCCAGCAACCTCCCGTTCTTCAGGCTTTCCGTCGATCCTTTCCTGAAGCGCCTTCTAATTCAAGAGGCTGGGGAGGACGACGCAGCCAAGGCGCAGGCCGAGATTGAGAAGAACCTCTCACTGATCGAGGAGACGGCCCGCCTGACCTTCGAGACCGGGGGGTGGCGGCCCGTCATGAGCGAGGCTATGCGGCATCTTGTCGTAGTGGGTAACGGCCTCATCATGGTCAACCCCAGCACTCAAGAGGTGCAGTTCATTGACCTCAGGAAGTTTGCGGTTAAGCGCGACCCCGAGGGCAACGTCATCAAGGCGGTGGTGCATCAGAAGATCGACCGCCTCAGGGCTGCCGAACTTATGCCGGAGGCTATGGACGAGGATGTCGGATTTAACTTCGACCCTGGTCGTGGGGTTGGGGCCGCTGACCCTAACTCTGTGTCCATCTTCACAGGGGTTTGCCTGAAGGAAGACGGCCTGTACCACTACTGGCAGGAGATTGGGGGGAAGGTTGTACCTGACAGCGAGCGTAAGTTCAAGAAGGAGGAGTGCCCCCTCATCCCCCTTAGGTTCAATTCCATCAGCGGTGAAAACTACGGCTCATCGTTCGTAGAAGAGCTTGATGGAGACCTGCTTGCCCTGGAGATGCTGAGTCGTGCTATGACTGAAGCGGCGCTCGCGGCCAGCAAGACGGTTATTCTTGTGCGCCCCGGTGCCAGCGTAACGGCGCGGACTATCGCCACGGCCCCGAACGGTGGGGTCAAGCAAGGCAACCCTGAGGACGTAGGCGCGTTCCGCATCGACAAGCAGGCCGACTTCATGGTGGCAGAGAGGAGGGCGGTTGCCCTTGAGCAGCGCCTTGCCACGGCCTTCATGATCGCATACCAACGCCAAGCGGAGCGGGTCTCCGCGACCGAAGTGCGTGCTGTCATTCAGGAACTAGAGGACGGGCTTGGCGGTGTGTACTCTTCTCTAGCCAACACCGTGCAGCGCCCGATTGTCCAGTATCTGATGTCTCGTGTTTCTAAGAGGCGGGACGTACCTGACATTCCGAAGGGCGTTGACCCCATTATCAGCACAGGTATCGAAGCTATCACCCGTGGGCAGATGGCCTCGAAGCTTATGCAGGCTGGTCAAATCAGCCAGCAAGTCCTCGGCCCGGAGCAGGCAGTCATGGCCTTGAACGCCCGCGCCGCCCTTCTCCAAATCTTTACGTCTGTCGGTCTGGATGCGGACGCGCTGCTTAAGTCTGAAGAGCAACTTCAGCAAGAGCAGCAGCAGGCTCAGATGATGGCTCTTGCTGAAAGAGCCGCTCCCAATGTCGTCAACGCTGCCTCTCAGGCACAACAAGCTCCCCCCTCCTGATGGTACTTCTTAATACTGAAACGTCCGGCGCTAACGAAGGCTCGGTAGTTCTTCCCACCGCCAACGGTAAAACCGGCGTCCCGATCTTTCTTCTGATTGGTGATTCAACCTGCCTTGGCCTTGTAGGTGGTCACCCGAATGATCAGGACAAATACCTGACCGCACGAGAATACTATTCGGAGATCACCAACAAGAACTTCCCAATCAGTTGGGCGGCGGCAGGGTCTGGCGGGGCGGTCTACTTTAAGATGTATGACCAGTCTTCGTTCTTGGATACAAACTCTTCAGACTGGCGTGTGACGGGTATCCCCAGCACAACGGCCTCGTCGAACTTTCAGGGGCGTCTCTACGTTGACCCCACCACTAGCAGTCAGAAGTATCGGGAGGACACTAGCAATGTCAGCCTTGTTCGACCGCGCCCGGAAAAGACTACGGGAACAGAGCGGTGGGCGGCAGCCTCGTTCGTAAACGGTAACCCCCTGTCAGGTAGCCAGGGAGACCGACCCTACCCGGCCACGACGACAGGTGGGATCCCTCAGCCTAGGCTAGACACGGAACTGTACGATCCCAGCCCGATGTACAGCTTTGGGTATAACCTCATCTCAGCGTTGGCTCCAGGCCCCGGTGCCGTTGCGTTCAAGAACGCCAGCAACGGCATTGCCGCCCCGCACTTTGTCAACCTCGGCATCAGTGCAGCTAACTGCATGAAGCTTCCTAACGCGGCAGCAAGCGCCAGGGCTACATCGTTCAACCCGAACAACACCGTCCCCACCGTCGAGAACGTGGACCTCGTGACGGCCTACGATGTCTTTCACGACATGTACCTGAAGCCTATGTCGGCGCTGATGGACTCAAGCGAGGGCACCAGTACCAACCAGGGCTACCTTGCAGGCATCGTTACATTCCTTGGGTCGTTCGACTGTGCTGAAAGTTTCAACACACCCACAGCGCGGGCGCTGGACTCGGACAGGACTGACGGATCGAGCTACCCGGCTCGACTTGGCGCTAACCTGAAGGACCTTACGGACGCCATTGAGACCGCTTTGGGTGTGACCAACACGCCTATTATCCACGTCAACCCGCTAGCTAACACGGGGAAAACTGGAGAGCCGGGTGTGTCGTCAACGACTAACATTGAGTACAGGGATGAAGGCATTAAGTCCATCTCCGCAGTATGTGACGGTGACCCTTACCGCACACAGCTGACAGTGTACGGCGCTGATGAAGGTGAGCGGGCAGAGCAAGGTAGCGACGGCATCCACCTCACCGCTGACGGAATGGCAAACTTCGGCGTCCGGCTCTCAAATCACTACTGGAAAACCTTTGTAGACAAAGGTCTGTCCATTGACCCAATTCAACTCGTTTCATCCTATCGAACTAATTAATGTCTGAGCACGAATCTGTAACTATTCAATCTCCCGAAGAGGGTCTGAGCGTTGGAACGTCCGAACAAACGCCGCAAGAAGTTCCGGCTGGTGAACAGCCCAACGCGCCTGACGTACCGGCAGAGGAAGCGGCTCCGGCAAGCGAAGCAGAGCCGGTTGATCTCAAGATCGAGGAGAAGCCTGAAGGCCCCACCGACTTCTTTAGCGAAGAAAACTACAGTCGCATCTTTGACTCTATTGTCGATAACGACATGGTGGTTCCTGAAGAACTGTATGCCGAGTTTGAATCCGCTGGTTACCCCCGCACTGTTGCTGATCGTCTGATTAAAGCTGAGACGCTCATTGCGGAACAGCGGGTCAACGACATTGTGGGATCAGTGGGCGGGGCCGAGAAGGCTCAGGCTGCACTTCAGTGGGCCGCAGAGAACCTGAGCGCCGAGCAGATCAGCACGATCAACTCGCAGCTTCAGGGTCGCGACAAGGATGTGGCGCAGCTTGCGCTTCAAGGTCTGGTGGCTCAAGCGGGCGGGCAGACGACTGTGTCTGCGGACACGGGCACCGGAGGCGGCGGCATGTTCATGACGGAGGAAGACTTCCAAGAAGCTATCCGCGATGAAGCCCGAATGTCTAATGCCAGCTACCGGCAGCAGGTGATGGATAAGCTAGATCGATCAGTCAAAGCAGGATACATTGAACTATGAAGAAGCTTTTCATCCTACCGGCTCTCGCCCTGGCTTCCTGCGTGATGCCCGGAGACCTAGAGCGTTTGGCTGCGGTCCAAGAAACCGCCTTGGTGTCGTTTCAGTCCACTGAAGCTGACAGGCAAGACGAAATTGTACGGATTCTTGAGGACAGTTCGCTGTCACAAGAGGCCAAGACGGAGGAGCTACAAGCTCTTCAAGTCGAAACTGCTGAGCGGCTTAAAGAACTGGCCGCTGTTGCAGAAGAAGACGCTAAAGAGGTTATCACTGAAATCAAAGAGCGAACTGAGTCCATTGTTACGGCGGCGAAATCTGCCCCGATCACTGGCAACCCCCTGCTTGACCTGCTTCTAGCGGGCATGCTAGGCGGCGTGTCTGTCCCGGCTACTACTGGTATCCGGCGAAAGCTCGCCGCTCCTCGAAACCCGAAATCCCCTGCGTGAGAGGTAGGCTCTCACTCAACCCCCTAGTTTGTTATGACTCTTAACTCTTCGACCGCCCTGCGGAGTGCCCTTTGGTACGGAAAAGGCGTCCGCTTTGAGGACGACATCACCCGCGTTCAGATCGTCAAAGACGGCGATGCTACTACCGCTGCTGGCGGTATGTCTGCTGGACAAGACCTTGTGGTCCGTTTCACCTACGCAGCCGATGAAGCTCCCGATACTGGCGTCTTCCGCGTAGGCGTTCAGTCGGCAGGTGCATGGACAAACGGTATCTACTACTCCGTCGCCCGTGACCTTGTTGCTAACCCGTCCACTTTCGAAGGCGGTTCGGGCGTTGGTAACTTTGCGTTCGTCAAGGCCGATGACGAAAACGTCGCTGGTGTTGGCACCTTCACCATGAAGTTGGAGAACGGTGAGGCCCTCGACGGGGCACTTGACCTTGTTGTCGATCTTCAGTCGGGCTCCCCGGTCACCCTGTACGACGTTAAAGTGTCCTTCGACGGCACTAACCTGTGATCTTTAATCTCCGATAGTCCACAATAGCAGCGCCATCCGATACGTTGGAGTAAAGCGAGGACGCTAGAGGGACAAGCCTTCGGAGATGTGATCGACACCCTTCACTTCTTCTTCTCTCTAAGTTTAACTCTATCCAATAGATATGGTTTCTTCACTCACGACGACTCGACTTGGCGCTATTAACGGCGCTGCCGCAAGCGAAGCCCTCTTCCTTAAAATGTACGCAGGGCGCGTTCTTGAAACTTTCCAAACCGAATGCAAGATGGAGGGCATGATCGATGTCCAAACCATCAGCGAAGGTAAAAGCTTTACCTTCCCCGTGTACGGACGCGCGGAAGCTAAGTACCACGCCAGGGGGGAAAACATGTTGGACCCCACCAACGGCTACCTGAACGACATCAAGTTTGCGGAAAAGGTGATCTTCCTTGACCGACCGCTTGTTTCGCTTCGGGCTACCGATGATTGGGATGACATGGTTAATCATTGGGACAGTGCTAGCCGTCTGGCTACTGAGCAAGGTAACGCCCTGGCCCGCACCCGCGACAAGCAGATTCTTTCCCTGCTCTACAAGGCTTCGTCAGAGGCTGCGGCTTTGACTCCTGGCGGCGGTGCCGATAACAGCGCCGGGGGTAAGGTCACGGTTTCCGGCGGTAACCTTACTACCGAGGCAGGTGCCAAGCTTGTCATTGCGGGCATGGGCACGGCTGCTGCTCGACTCGCCAAGAGGAACGTCCCGATGGAGGAAGTCCGCATTGGCATGTCTCATGAAGACTACTTTGCGGCTCTTTCCTGCCCCAACTCCCCGTTCATCGCGCTTGAAACCAACAAGAGCGGCCCGAACGGTGACATTTCGGAGCGGACGGCCATTAACCGGAT